AGAAAAGTAATGACTGAGAATGAAATTCTGACAGAAGCCGCTAAAGTTTTTTGTGAACTTGACAAGATCAACACTGAAAAACGCCGCCTTGATGAGCGTATTCGCCATTTATGCCGTCAGTTTGACGTTGCCGGTGGAGTGTGGGGCTTCCAGCCGCATCATCTTCGACGCGCTGCTGAGGCGCGTGGAATTCTTGAGGTGGCAGCATGAGCGATTTTGCAAAATGGGAATGCGCCTTTACTGGCGACAAGCCGCCAATGTGGAATGACGATATGCCTTGGGGGCTTTATCCTGAAATTCCTTTTGGCCAGCCGCTATCGCCAAACTGGATCATGGGCACCATATATTCGGTGCCGATTGACGCCGTGAAGCAGCGTGTGCCGCTTGATGAACTTATGTCCGATCTGCGGGCATACACAGATCATGAATTGGCCCAGAGCGGCATCTACATCTTTGACCCAGCCAATGATGATCCGAATTACATCAAGATTAAGAGTCGGCAGCGTGAGCGGGCTGAGATTGATCATCAGAATGCGCTTGAGGCAAGCAAATGACAGAGAGAGAAGCTATTGTTTCGTGGTTGCGGGAGGAATGGGCTTGGCAGCGTGACGAGTCCATAAAGGCGGCGAAGTGCGAAACGCTGGGAAGGCTAAGAGCTGCTGTATTTCACGCTGAACGCGCCGAAACGTTGATGTATTTAATCAGCGCAATCGAGTGCGGTGATCACATCAGGGAGACAGAAGATGGAGAATAATGGGCATCCCCTACGGGACGGGCTTTCGTCGCAAGCGATGGAAGCCCAACAGGGTCAAGACCCAACGGGGCTTGATGCGAAGCACGACAGCGCGGGCCGACAGGCTTTGCCCGAAACACAGGAGGACCAAGCCAATGACTGACATAGCATCGGCTAGAATTTTTATAGATGAGGCAATCGAAGCCCTCAGCATTGAAATGTATAGCGGAACCGATCCGCGAAACATGGAGCGAGTTGACGACATAGAGGCGACAATAGCGGTCTACCTTGAGCGAGTGGACTCCGCTCTTGGGCCGCGCGGACAATCTATGTTTGCGCCAATGGCTGAAAACGTAAAGCAGGCGATGGCGGCGCTTCATGGTGCCAAACAGGCGCTGTCTAGCGGAGCCAAGCAATGACTGAAGCAGCCGAACAGCGCGTGGCAGAAGAACGCGAGAGGCTGCTGGAGAAGTTGCGGGAGCCGAGCGAGGGAATGGCATTTGCCGGTGCGGATGCAGACGCAAAGAACGGCCCTGAAGTTTTTCCGGTGCGGATATGGCAAGCCATGCTCGCAGCATTTGAGCAGGAGAATGAAGATGGACAGTGATACACTTGTTGAGGAAAAGCTGTTTCCGATGAAGCTGCTAGAGCGCGAACTACGTTGCCGGATAAACAACTGCCACGACATAGCAGCACACGGAAGCAACGCCACAAAAGCAAAGCAACGGGCGTGTGCAAATGCCTTGGGAGATTTTTTATCGTGGTTAAGGGAGACTGCCAAATGAGCAGTGATACACTTGTTGAGCCGTCGAACGACGAGCAATCCCAATGGCCAGAGGCGACCGAAAACTATGTCCGTGGCTTAGAAGAACGCATCGAGGCGCTGGAAGCTGCTTTGCGTTCGGTAGCCAAAACCTGTCGTGAAGAAATCCCGCTCCCTTATGTCGGAAAAATGCGGGAAGTCTTACTACGTAATCTCGCAGAGTGGTGTGAACAAGCACTGGAGAGTAGCGATGCCTGATTTACCGAACGGGAAGAAATGCCAGAAACTTCCAGAAAATGAAAGTATCTTGCCCGAACGGGTAAAGCGGTGGCGCAAAGAGCGCGAGGCGTTTGTTAGGGGATTGGAGAATAGCGATGCCGCTACCGACCGATAAAGACTATTGGCTGCGCTTGGCAAAACAAGAGCAAGGCTTTGACATCGCAGCAGGCGTTCCTAGTGAGCGGGACAGCCTTTGGCAGTGCCAAATGCTCGCGGCAATCGGCATCGAAGAGACTGGCGACACAGGCCCTCTCGCAGACATTTTTGCTGCGATACATCGAACGGCGGCAGGGGCTTTGATGTCAAAAGAGCGTGGCGGCAACTTTGCGCAGGAGAATAGCGATGAACGATAAGACACTTACAGTAACGGTTGTTGGACGCCGCTGTGTTTACATCAACGACTACCGAGTTGCTGGCAGCAAGCCCTATGTTTCTGAAAACTTGCCCAGTTGGAGCTTCGAAGCAAACATTAACGATTTGCGATATGCAATTGGTCGGCGTCCTTCGTCCGCAAACAAAGCCCTGCAATCACGCATCGAGGCGCTGGAAGCTGCTTTGCGTGAAGCAGCAAAGGCCGAGAGGGATAGGCTGCGGAGTTTGCCTGAACAAATATCCGTTTTGGTTAGCGACCGAGCCATACGCCAAGCATCGAAGGAACAAGCAATATGAACGAGAAGCTACTCGCAGCGATTAAAGAGGCTGTTAAAAATGCCGAAGATGAATGGGAGCAAGACGCTATTGGGAAGGGCGACGAGCTATTCATTGCCGAAGGCCCGCACGAATATATCGCCCAAGCAGCAATAGCAGCCACCTTTGCCTTCATCCGTGAACAGGCGGGGAGGGGCTATGTTGTTGAAGCTGGTTGGGCCGCTTACGAAGATGGGCCGCCGCCAGCCATGTTTAAGGCCATGCTCGACCAGATCGAAAGGACACAGAACGATGACTGATGCTGAACAGATAGCGGCGGGGCTAAGTGAGGCTATGGCGCATGAACAGCTTGTCATGGCCGCGCTCACCTACGCCTATCAAAAAGGATATATGCACCATCTCCATTATTCGCAGGGTTATGATGCTACTATTGCGCGGATGGCCGCAATCTCGTTTGCAGAAGAAGACCCTGTTGCCGTCCGCAAAGCGTTAAAGGAGACTGACCATGCCGTATGAACTGATTGCGCGATTGCGGAAGCCTGACGAATGGACAAATACCCGTCCGTATTTTCACGCACATCCAAAATGTCTTGAAGCAGCCAGACGTCTCGAAACCCTCACCGCCGAGAACGAGCGGCTTCGTGAGGCTTTGAAGCAATTGATAGACCATTGTCGAGAGCAGGAGCGTATCATCACAGAAGAGATGCACCACAGGGATTACTGGGGCGAAAGCATTGTTCTTTGTGAAGCTCGCGCAGCACTAGAGCAAGGTGAGCAGTGATGAACCTACGCCAATTCCTCTACGACAACTTTGGTTGGGACATTTATGAATGGAACGAACATGACATCAGATTCTGAAGCAATTTACATCAAGGCCCGTGAACTTGCTATTGAGCATATGCAGCCGGGGCTTGTTGTGCATCGAGCAATCCTCAAAGGTGCCTACGACAAAGGTACAATGATAACCAAGTGGTTGCCAGAGGCGGAAAAGATATTGATCGCCAATAGGGAAGAGGCGGAGCCGGAAGGCTAATAGCCTATACTATCCGCACCCAATGGTTGCCACTTTATCAATTTGTCCCAATGCTTGAGAACATAGCGTTTGGCGAAAGGCTCTCGCGCCTTCAACATTGATATGATCTTATCAATGCTAGGGTGCGGGACGCCAGCTAAAGCCATCTCATTGGTGTACTCAGCCGGATTTATTGGCTCAACATCTGGCCAGTAGCCTTTGGCCACATAAGGGCTATCAATGCGGATCATGGAGCGGGCCTGAAGTCGATACTCAGCATCCATGCCTTTGCGGCCATAGAAATATCGGATAGCTGCAATTTCTATTGCCTGACCGTTCAACTCACGATCAGCAACATTGAACGGCAGCAGTCTTGCAGACACAAGGATCATGGCTGAAATGCCAGCACCAGCTAAAGCGCCAGCCACATTATTTCCGAAGCCAGCAAAATAAGCGCCCCCAGCAGCCGCAAGGAAGATTGCTGGCAAACCCCAGAACCAAGCTGCGTATCGAACAAATTCATACCATTCCTGAAGCAGCACTGCGGCAAAGTATCGAGTGCCGGTGTTTATCGTGATCCCAGTAGGCCCGTTCTGGGCGAAGTGCCGGTCATTCTCAACGATCTTGATAAACATCTGCCAAGCCTTCCTTAATTAACTTGTCGCCCCAAGCCTTCACATCCATCAATCTTGCTGTATTGGCGTTGAGGATGTCGAAGTCTGAGCGGGAAAGTATGACGGCATCTGGATCGGGTCTGTCACTGCCTTGGGCAGTATCACCTTGGGCGGTGGCACCGGCTTGGGCTGGACAACGATCTGCCCACCGCATCCTGCGAGCATAAGCATCAACAGCGGAAGCAAGTTTAAGCCGGTTAGTTTCGTTTTCATCTGTCAACCTCGCTATTTCGGTTTGTTTACCCTGCACTTGCTTATTTAGAGCGATTTGCTGGGCAAGAGCATTCTCTGAAGCTGCCTTCATGCCAGCTATGGTATCACGCGCATCACCAAGCTGCTCATATAAGCCATCCCAAAAAAGAAAGCCCTCGATCCGTGCAGTCTGAATCAATCCGAAAGACAGAAAAAGGACTGCGGCAATGCCGTACACCTTCGCAGCAATGGCGCTAAACGGATTAAACATCTTGGCTATCCCCATCGCTAATCTTTGCACCGTCTTTGTTTGCCTCCAAGCGCATCCTACGGCCAAGAACCCAGCCGAGGGCAGTCATGCCCACCAATATCTGAAAATGCGCTGCTAGGCCCAGAATAAGCGAATATAGAAGGTTCCCTGATACTAAATAGACAGCGACAGCCGCAAAGATCGTAAAGACCATGCAGCCACCCAGTATGGCAAAGAACGCCCACGCCCTTCGACCATCTGGTGTTAGAATGGGTGGCATTTTCATTCGGCCATCTCCAAGGCATGACCGCGAACTTCCTGCACGCGCCTTGTCCAGCCGCGACCAAAGCGCCAAAAAGTCTTTAGGTTGCGGAGAAAGCTGACACGTCGATCACATAAGGCATTTATTGCATTTTGCGGCGATCTAATAGCTGACAGTGTGATAGCGCCTATAATGCCATCAGCCGGAACTCCGAGAACGCCCTGAAGGTGCTTTGATGCCCTTTCAACACCAGAATTTACGGCATAATCAAACACGGCATAATCAAGCCCACGAGGCAAAAGGTCGCCTTGTACGCGATCCCAATATTGGAATTTGTAAATTGCTTTGATTTCATCATCGGTGATAAATTTAACCGATTGAATCGGACGCCCACGAGTGCGCCTGTACGCGTCATAAACCTTGCGGGTAATGCCCTTGTTGGTTTCACCGCCAGGATCATGCGGATCGTTTGCATAGCCCCCTTCATGAACCAGAACCAGCTTCAAACATTCGTCAAAATTGGCGTTCATGCTGCCTCCAACATTTCAGGCGTGACCGTGACAGTGCCGACTTCGCCAAAGGATTTGTGATAGGTGATTGCTGTTATTGCCCGTTCTCCAAACCAGCCGCCTCTTGAGGCATAGGCATCACGGGCTGCCAAGGTCGGGTGCTGGATAACCCGCGCCCCTGTGTGTTCCTTGTCCTCTTTGTGATGGCGATGGCCAGTGTGGATATAGACCTTTGCACAGCGGCCCCATTGCTCGCGAAACTGCGTTGCAAATAGGACGGGAAGCTGATCGTTTTTCCGCAAATGACCATGATGAAAGCCAAGTAGCGTGTTGCCCCATTCAATAGCGTAATAGGGCAATTCGCTATCGTGAACGGTTAGGCGCGGCTCGTTTTCATATAGTGCCCCAAACAGCTTTCTAAGCCATAAGGATGACGCCAGATCATGATTGCCTTCACATATCAGCAATGTGACACTGGAATGCTTTTGCAATGCCAGTGCGACGAGTTGGCGGATCAATCTAACTGACACTTCAACAACGCGGCCAAATCGACTGTCAGCATCCAATATATGTCCATGCATAGGGGTGACGGGCGCAAACCCGTCATAATGCATAAAATCGCCTTGGATGTTTACAATGCCATGCTCAGCGGGAGGCGCACCGGCAACAAGTGCCTGCATCGCCTTAATCCCGGTTTCCTCGGCAATGGTGCAATCCCAATCATCACCGCCTTCACGATGCCATGCGAGCATTCCGACGTGATAATCGGTGAAGGTGTAAAGGGTGGCTAAATTGCCCTGTGAGGCATCAGGAGCAACGATAGGCGCGCAAGGGGTAATTTCCTCAGCCATTGCTTCAACAGCCGCCTGCATCAATTCCTGCTGGCGCTGATGGTCAACATTCAGCTTGACCCATTGTCCAGTTGGTTGGCCCTCTTTGTTGTAATAGGTGGACGCGCCCTTAAGGATAAAGCCATCAGGTGCTGGATGCTTTAAATCATGCTCAGGCGAATATCCTCGTCGAGCAGCCTTTTCTTTTAAAATCTTCAGTGTTTTTTGCGGTAACGAGCGATGGACACCAATTCTATCAGCAACAGCCTTGCCGCTGCCTAGTTCATCAAGTAGCTCTAAAATCTGCCTTTGCTTTTTGGTGTCGCAATACTCGTAAAGTTTAGGATCGACATAGGGCATCAATCACCTCGTTGTTACACGCCCGATCAGAACGCCAAGTATTAATATTATCAAAGGGCCGTTAGCAGTCTGAAATGCTAACAGCGCCAAAATCAACCAAGCTAGTCTTTCGAGAGGCGCTCTCCATTCCACCTGGCTTCTATCCAATCATAAATTCTCAAGCTCATCCAAATGACTGTGAGCAATGATGCCAATGGCGGTATGATCTGCACAAGTGAACCAAATGCAGCCAGAGCGGCAGTAGCGTCCGCAACGTGCTTCACATTATCCCCCATCGACTTAAAAATATCATGAACGATCATTTTGTTCACCACTTATGTTGCAGACTGGCAATCAAAATACAGCAACGCTTAAGCATTTACGCTGCGTGCGATCTCATACCATTTTCCGCTAATTTGCCTCAAAGTTAACGTATCGTGGATTGAAGATGTAAAGTTTACCCCTCCAGCAAGGTAGGCATTGCTGCGATTTATTGTGGTATTGCTATCTGTAAAGTGTAGCGTAAGAACCTGACCTTCATATCCATCATCAAAATTAGTGATGGTAGTCGCGCCGCTGTTTGTAATAGTCATAAAGGTTGCGTTTTTAACAGATGGCGTGGTGTCGCCGTCAACATATAACGCACCAAAATTTGACATCTGCAAACGACCTGCCTGCACGTTAACCAGATTGTTATTGGAGACAGTAATAATAGACGCAGCGCCAGTTCCGCCGGAAAGCGCGTCTTTCTGCACAGCCCAAACCGATACGTTTGTTGCTATAGCACCATTTTCATAGACAAACGTATTTCCTACGATGCTACCTAAATTATTAGTCGCGCGCGAATATACGCACCGAGGCGTATCTGTGTTGCTATTCGGATCGCTAATAACGTTAGCGGATAGGCTAAAGCTTTCATTATCAAAATCAAGGTTGATGCCGATAAGATTAGGCCGACGTATAGTGTTACCTGTAATTGATAGGTTACGTGTTCCGTAACACAGAATGGCACCTGTGTTTGAGTTGTTAGATATACCATGACCTTGGATCACGTTGCCGGTAACCGAAATATTTTCAGCGTAATCAACAGTGACGCCAGCTTCAAATGCGCCGTTGACGATGATTGCAGAGGCTAGGCCAAGTCCGTTATCGTCAATATAATTATTGGAGACAGTAACATTTTTAGGCGCAATGGTTCGCGCACCATTAACATCACGGTCTGTAATTTTTATGCCAAATTTGCAATTGTAAACGATATTATCAGAGATCAACAGATTGGAGCCGCCATGAGTGTCTATGCCAGTCCAAACAGGAACGTCTTCAATGATGTTGCCGACGATAATGTTAGAAACTGGGACCGGATCAGCGGTCACAGTGCCTTCGCTGCTGGTGACTGATATGCCATAGGCGTTGCCGCTCGACCCTGGCGAAATTCCGCTTACATAATTGTCTGTAAAAACAAAACGATTACAGCTTAATAGGGCAGCGCCTATATACCCGATTTCAGTAATTTCACAGCCTTCAATCCGGCCATATACGTTGTATTTACATTCAATGCCGTAACTACCAAATTCCGTGATCGTTACGTCAACGATAGTAGGGCCGGTCACATAGGTTGGAGCCGCCGGGCTATTGTCGGTTCCGTAGCACTTAATAGCAATCCCGTTGGCATCGTAACTAGCATTGCCTGCGCCAATAAGTTTAAATCCGACAAGCGTGACATTGCTGCCAAGCGTTAATGCCGTCAAATGCCCTGCGCTTGAAAAGTCCAGCGTCGCTCCATATCCGGTCACAACCGTATTTGATGGGATCGTAAGTCCAGAATTAACCTTAAACGTCAAAGGTGGTAAATACAAAGTTTTACCAGAGGCAGCCGTGATAGCCGCCTGCAACGCATCTCTGTCGTTTGTCAAGCCATCGCCAACCGCGCCGTAATCTAACGGATTGACGGGAGATCCCGTTATCATGGAATACGATGCTTTAGTCAAACTCATGGTGTCTACACCTTATAAATTAGCCGTTAGTTGTAGAGCGGCAGACTTCATACCAAAAACTGCCGTCAGACATTAAAAGCAATGTGGCCCTGTTAGCAGACGTAAAATCAACAGCACCTGCTAGATACGCATTGGCACGAGTAATCGTCGTGTTGCCGTCTCTAAACAGCAGCAGCAACATTTGTCCTCGAACAGCACCGGTAAAGTTAGTGATGGTTGTGGGGCTGGCGTTAGCAATGTCCAGATGTGACACGCCTGTAACTGATGGTGTAGTTGCGCCAGCAGAATAAGTCCCTAGACGGTGGGTTAAGCCCCCGGATAAAACCGAAGAGGCAGCTACCGAAGTAGTCGTAATGGCCAGTTTCAGGTTCCCCGCTGAGTCCGCGATGCCTTTGCCAGCGGTGCCGACGACGAGGTTGCCGTTATCAATGGTAGCATTACCGTTATTACCTACGGCAAAAGCGCGTGTCCAAGACGCAGAATTGGCGCGGTAGCCAACTTCCCAAGCGTCTGCGCCGCCGCTTACATTTACCTTAAAGCCATACCCTGCGCCAGAAGTTGCGTATTGCCATTCGATACCGGCGTTTGCGCTTAAGCCGCCGCCTGAATAGATATAAAAGTTCTGTGCTGATGAAGCTGGACTGGCAGCTAACGGTGTAGTGTAGATAACATTTGTCGCCAGAGAGGAAGCGGCGACAGCACGTCCAGCGGTAAGATTGGCAACACTGACCTTGACAGTGGTGCCAGATTGCACAATCGGCAAAACCTCGGTTCCCACCAGAGGAGTAGTTGCACCAGTAAGCGCAGAAATTGTTTTGTCCGCCATATATACCGTCCTTTATTTGGCTACCCAGCCAGTATTACCCGTCCCGGATTCCTTAACGTAAAGCGTTGTGTTCGCGCCACCGGCAATATCAACATACAAAGCGCCAACAGCGGCGGCCAGAACACCATTTGGCGATCCAGTGCCTTGAGCTACACCAATTTGATTTCGCCATAATACGCCGCCGTAAACAACAGCATAATTATCATACCAAGTTCCATTTAGGGTTCCGCGCTCAAATGCAGCTTTGTTGCTGCCAACAGCAGGTGAATTATCAAAATCGGCTGCGTCCAAAACACAATTACACCAACTCATGTCAGCACATTGGTTCATAGCATTGCCTGTAGTCTCAAGGCGTGAATTAACAACCCGACCATTTGCAACATCACCGAAAATGTTACCGTTGCCAAAGTTGCCGATTATATTTTCACAATATAAATCAGTGCAAAAATTGGCCAAGCTGCTATTCGGACTTCCAATAAATTCAATGTTTTTAATGCTATAGTCGGCGTCGATGCCCTTTAACAGAGCAGACCCAGATGTAAGCGTGACCTTACCGCTGTTAATTTCAACAAGAGATGCGCCGCTGGACTCAATAACTGTTGTATAAACACCAGATGGTGCAATGTTAGTCGCTTCTAAATAGTCAACGCTAAATTGCCCCTTATCCTCGCCAATCAAATCGGCCAAAATAACACCGGCAGCCGCGTAATCATTCAAAATCAAAGATCCGATCTTAAAGTAATCAAATCTTGAGGCAATGACTGCAATATCAGGCCCCGCAGGGTTTGTGAAAGGCCCGAATGGGGTCGGCGCAGGCATATAAGCGTTATCCAGATCGAGTTGGTCAATCTGAATTGACCCAACGCGCAGTGCGGCGCTATCGCTTGCCAACTGGACACATCCGCCACGAACAAACCCAACCCAGCAATCGTCAATCTTTTGGCTGCCAACATTGCTTTCAAAGTCAATGTTTCTGTAGCCAACACGATTACCATAAATTTGCTGAATACGAACGCCCTGACCGCCAGTTACAGAGCAGATGCTACGGTAAATGTTATCGCCGTCTATGGACACTATGTTTACGTCATAAACGGGCGTTCCTGACAGACCACCGACATATATTACATCGCCCCGAATGTCGGTAGCGTAGTAAGAACCCAGATTAATGTTACGAATTTCAGGCAGCGTGGAAGTGGGGTCGTAAATCTTAATGCAATGATTGAATTCGCCAGTGTCTGTGGCGATATTCCCCTCAAAAGTAAGGTCGCCGATTGTGACGTTGGACGCAATAACCTGAATAATAGGCTCGTCAAACCTACCAACGCTGTTAATCTGCCTAAAAGTAACAGACCACCCTGCGGTCAAAATCTGCGTATTATCAGATGTTATGACGATTTGGTCTACCGCATACGTTCCAGCAGGAATATAAACAGCAAAAGCACCGCTATCAATTGCCGCCTGAATAGCAGCCGTATCGTCCGTCACACCGTCACCGACAGCACCAAAGTCCTTGACCGAGACGTATTGTTCCAGCTTGGTTTGGACGGTCTGTTGAACAGCACCTGGCGCAGTCAACGTATAGCTGATCGCAGTAGCATTACCGGAGTTAATCACTCCAGTTTCATTCGTCATGATTTCAATGCTGGAGCTCAGCGGAGGTGCAACCGAAAAGGTGATGACGTTACCAGCGAGCGTGTAGCTGTCTTTTTCCTGATAGACACCATTGATGAAGATGTTGGTGGCCAGCTTGGTGCTAGGCGCAGATGACAGCGTGAAATTGACTTCAACACCATCGCCAATAAAGTCATTCTTGACCACAGATGCAGAAACAGCCGCAGGATCGAAGCCGTATCCTACAGGGCTATACAGCACAAATTCATTGCGCTTGTTGCGGATGGTGATCGAGAACTCGCCGCCGGTATAAAGCAGCCCAGGCGTGCCATTGCGCCACGCATAGCCGTTATTCGTGCGAATAGGCTGGGTCGCGGGTATCGTTAGATTGCTATCCCAAAAGACCTGAATCGGATTGGTTTCAGGATCGTCGTTGATAGCACCGATAAACAGATAGCCGTCATCAAGCGGCGTTCCGTCAAGGTCGGTGAAGATCGGATAAGGTCCAGTGACCTGAGTGAGCGCCATCAATCAAACTCCTTGGCAGGCCTTATGCCAGAAATTGCGTTACGTGAAAAGGTCATTGCTGAATTCGCACAATAGGTGCGCCTTCTGCCATTGGTTCTTGCTGGCCTTGTGCAACTGCTGCTGGAGCCACCGCTGCCTTAAGCCAAGTTTTTGCATCTTTCATGTTCAGGCCAATTGTTTTAGCAAAGTCGCGGAAGCGACCAGACGATGCCACGCGATTAATTGCGCGATCAGCGACTTTGGGCTGCGTTGCAGCTTCAGTCAAAAGAACTTGGAATTCAGGACTACTGAACATTTTACCAGCAGCACGGATCGCATCAGGATTACCTTTTGCCATTGCCTGCATAATATCAGGCAGCACAGCGCCAGCAAACGGGCCACCCATACCAGCAGCGGCAGCGCCAACGGTGCGCTTGGCCATAGTGCTATCCATAATCCGTGCGATAACACTTTCAGCATTCAGGGACTCGACAAGCGCCTGATTGGCCTTGCCAGTGGTCAGAACATTGGCACGAGCCTCGGTGATGCGTTTTGACACCTGATACAAATCACGAAGTGTGTCAGACGCTTTTGGACCAAGGGTTTCAACAATCTGCTTGTAAATAGTCGGGTTGGCACGAAGCTTCGGATAAAGGTCAGCAAACTCTGCAAAGCCAAAGCCACCCCTTTCAGCGCCCCTTGCAGATCGAGCAACAGAGCCAATCGCTGTGGCCACAACTTCACGCCGCAAGTCTTCTGGCACTGTTTTCATTAAGCGGACAAAATCGCCAGCATCACCCTTTGCACCGCTAGTAATTGCGGCACGCATTTTGTTGGCGATACCACCTTCAATGTCACGGCCAAAAGCGTTGACAATCCGGTCACCAAGGGCGCGTTCCTTGGCGTAAATTAGATTTGCTCCACGCAACTGTGCGCGCAGTTCTTCACCGCCAATGCGGCCAACATTATCCAACTGATCGGTCGCAAGGGCTGCATAAAGACGCTTTAGCGTAGCCTCATCAAGCGAACCGTATGGCGATTCTTCGCGTTTTAAAGCTTTACCAATTAGGTTTTTTTCACGGATTAAGCGACCATAAGTGATATCACCGCCAGCAGCATCCCCGCTTTGGATCAGGCTCATTAGGCGCTTTTCTTGCGCCGTCATGCCGCTTTCACCGACTTCACCAGCAATAGCGGTCAGTTCGCGAAATAGATTATCCATTTGCACAGGCGTCTGTTTCGGAACAGATTCATCAACGCGTTTGTAAATTGCAGATGCTTCTGCGTTCAAATCAGAACGTGTTTTGGTCAAGCTATCTTTAACGCGCTGCGATACAACGCCAGGTGCAATCGTGCCTTCAATAAACTGAGCATCAAAGTCACGCAGAATATTGTCGGCTTGATCAACAGCAGCCGATACAGAATTGCGCCAAGCGGCTTCGGCTTCGCTTCCAGCAAGAGAGCGAGTCAAACCAACGGCTGCACGCACCTGCGGATTATCCGAAAACACATCGGCAGGAACATCAATGCCAAGGCGTTCAGCAGCAGCTTTTGCCTCTGGATTGATTTGGGCCATTTCAGCCAATTTAATTTGAGCACCCTTGGCTTTGGCATCTGTAGCAGATGCTTGCCGAATGATTGTGCCAAGTTCAGCAGCGGCTTCAGGTGTGGCCATAGGAGCCGCAACAGGTGCAGCAGGGGCAGGCTGAACCGGAGCGATTGGAGTTTCAGGCACAGCAGCCTGAACCATGCCAGAAGGTGCGGCAGGAGGAGCAACTGGAACTTCTGGGCCACGCCGCATCCCGCGAACAGCAGAAACTACAGTAGGAATAGCCTGTTCAATAACCCTACCAGCAGCGCCACCGCCACCAGCAACAGCAATCTCGCCAGTATCAAACTGACCACCAGTTGCGGCCTGTGTTGCCTCAATACCGGCTTGGATCAAAGCGGAACCACCAGCCGTTCCTGCAACCGTTGTTGCGCGACCAGCAGGCGTAAAGGCAAGGATGCCACCTATTGCGCGTGGAACATCGCTCCAACGGAAGCCTGGCTTGATTGCATATTCCTGCCCATTTTGAGAGCGTAGGATATAGTTGCCCTTAGAGTCCTGACGCACTTGAACGCCGGGGTAATTGGCCTGAATAATCTGCACCGATTCTTCGGGGCTTGTGAACATCGTTCCAATGCCGGTTCTTGCACCAGCAAGAGAAAGTTCGTTCAGTTCCGGCATCGTTGTCCATTCGGGCAACGCTTCAATCTCTGGTGTGCTGCGTTCAGCGCCAGTTACTGTTTCAACAATGCCTTCAAGGAAGCCAGTTTCTTCTGGCGCAGTTTCAGGCGGCAATATCCTTGCACCAAAACCACCGGCATCGCGGTATCGCACAGCCTCCTGAAGATCGGCTTGGTTTGGTGTAATGCCAAGCGTCCCAGCAAGGGTGTTCAGTTCTTCAATCGTTGCGCCCCTGTTGAACGCTTCTTGAAGCTGGGATGCCTTGTCTGCAACTTCAGTCGGAGGCAATTCCCCGCCAGCCTCTTTCAACTGGCGCTTCAAATAATCTTCAGCACGCTTGAGGCCGATAGCAAACTGCTCCGGACTTTGGTTGGGATTGAGGTTCGCAACAGATGCAACAAACCTTTCCTGCTCACTGGGAGTGTTAGCAAGGCTTGATATACCAGCAGGGTTAATTTTTGCCAGTCGAGCAAGTTCATCCTGAATGATGATGCCCTTAAGAATTTCAATCGAACCTTCAAGGTCAGCACGATTTTGGCCAAGCAGCGAACCCAAAAGCGGGGTCTCACTAACGGCTCCAGCCTGTTTCCCAACGGAAAAAAATCTATTGGAAATAGACCGCAAATCTTTAATCGCGTCAAGCCCAGTGTTGAGTTTTGGGATGCGGTTAGTATCCTGTTCAATAACAGGCTTGGCAGGCGGTTGGCCAGCAACGTCTATAAATTTCCCGGTTGTGTTGCTGATTTGGTAAGACCTTTTGGGATCAAGCCCTTCAGCAATTTTTTCAGCTTCAGTTGCAAACCGAAAAGTTTCTTCGGGCTTTTCCGGCTTTTCTGGAGCGCCAGGAACAACCAAAGCACCTGCGTTGGCTACAGGCGCGTCGACACTCTCAAAATTCTTCAGCCAGTCTGTATTCTGGGCCATCTTAATCCCCATACCTGCGGCGAGAACCGCTTACATCAGGAGCCTTGCCCCAACCGGGGAAGGTTACATGAATTGCGCCCTTGTTGCTAGGAACAACGCGAGCATTTGGATAAATACGAAGGATTGCGTTCATTGCATCCTGCGTAGACATTCCTTTCGGCGGCATGAAGTCGAGAGCGTCTCCACGGGGATGCGATCCAGACTTGGTTCTTGTCATGCCCTGTGCAACCAAACTTGCTTGATGTTTTGGCGTCCTAAATCCGCTTGTCGGCGTGAAGCCAAGCCTTCCAAGAGCGCCAATAGGGTCAATGTCACTGCCCTTGAAAGGTGGCAGACGGGGTTGCCGTCTGACCTCCCTTCGGTGGCACGCGATATACCCTGCCGTCTGGACCAATAAATTCACTGCCAGCAGGAAGTCTATTCGCCTCTTCCTGTGTGCTAACTCTTGGCAGAACCTTTCCACCACCTTGACCCAAAATGCCCCTAATCTCTTCAGGGGTTCCGACAATGAAGGTTCCATCTGGACGAGAAATCGTAACCTTATCCATTTGCCGTCTTAATTCGGCTTGGAATTCAGGCGTTCCAAGTTTGTAGCCCAATGCAACAACGTTTTTGATTTGTGCTGTATCTAGATCAAGATTGGACGCCCAAATCTTATCATAAAGATCAAGCCCCTCTTTGCCGGTGCTTGCCAGAACCGAACCGATAAAAGCTTCACGCGCCGTTGGATCATCAATCTTTGAAATTGTCTCTTTTGCATCTTTAAAGGCACGGGTTAACTCAGGGCGGCTGGCTTCAGATGCAGCAATGTAGCGATCAAAAAGCCCGATTAACTCTTCAGTCTTGCCAGCACGATTTAAGCCAAAAGCCTGCATAGCAAATTCAGTCGTGGTTTTTTTATCAGCGTCTGAAATTGTCTGCGTGTATGCGTTCAGGCTTTCCTTTAACGAAGGATAGCGCAAATAAAGATTGGCAAGCTTCTGTGGTGTTGGCGCAGTCGTATAATCTTGCAGATCGACCTGCATTTGCTGTGCTTGCTGTGCGGCCCTTTGGCGTTCCAACTGTTGCTGCTGGAGAACCTGTTCTTGCTGGCGCTGTGCTTGGCCGATCTGCATTCCCTGTAGGAACCCAGCCAACGGGTTTGGCACATTGATTGAATAGTCGTAAGGTGCAGCCATTAGAAAATACTCGGATTTGCAGCAATCATGGCGTCTATACCGCCTGTTCCAACGGGAGTGCGGCCCTGTTGCTGACCAACGTATCTACCGGCAATCATTGCCAGATTACCAATTCCCTGGCCGAATGCCTGCGCCTGACCCAATGCTGCACCAGCACGAGCCTGCCCAGCTTGGCCAAGCAAGTCTGCAATATTAGTTGCGCTGGTGATGCCGCTCGATCCAACGCCAGCAGCCGATTGCTGGCCCAAAGTAGTCAAGCCGCCAAGGCGTTCATATTGCTGTTCTAGAAACTGATTAAGCAATTGCGGCCTAAATTGGGCAAGAGCACCCTGAACATTGCCGCCACGCAATCCGCCTGTTGCAGATGCCTGTTGCAAGATGGCCTCTTCACCCTGTCGCGCCAATGCCTGAAAGATTGGACTCTGCTCCTGCTGCGCTACAAATGCAGCTTGTTCTTCTGGGCTACGCAATCCAACCGCGCCCATCATCGCCTGAAGTGCGGGTGTTCCAGCAGCAACATAAGGCTCAAGCAGTCTACGCAATTCTTCGCGTGCCGCACGTTGTTCTGCCACACCTGCTTCCGCAGCTTGGACCTGTTGGCGGCCAGCCTTTTTAGCGGCACTTGCCCCAATCAAAGACGATCCAACGGATGCTGCGCCCATTATACCAGTAACTGGATCAGGCATGGTTCATTTCCTTCATATATTCCTCAAGGCTTTCGCCATAAAGCTTCAGAACAACAGGGCCAATATCCATTGCTGCCTGCACGCCATGCTCGATCTGCACGACAGCCAGCACAATGTCATAATAACCAGCGCGCCAGACGAAGCTTGTCGCACAAGCACCGCCGTCGCGCTCAACCTGATCGGACGCCTTCCATTTCAGCACCGCAACGCTCATCAGCGGGATTAGAACATGGGCATTGCGCTGATAGAAAACATTTGCTGGCATCCCAACCAGCGCGTTCCAAATCGTTGCGTCAACATCATCGCGGTCAATCACATCACCATCAACAATGTCGTCAAAAAGCTGAATGACTTCCCAAAGAGAAATTAGCCAATCAGTAGCCTCTTCAGAAAGACAAAGCGTCTCGCTGAAGTTGCGACGAAGCCAGTATTTGGGTGAACCCTCTTGCGTCATTCAAACCCCTTTGAGGTGAGCCACCGGCTGCTCAATAACGCTCGGTGGTCAACTCATATCACAATCAATCGTCCATTTCAAATTCTCGCTCTTCCCATGCTTGACAAGAGCGAAGATCATGGCAAACGAAATCAAATTTGGTGCAATAGCCACGGAAGCCAGCATCAACATCCCATGCGTTCCAAGGGATTTTTTCCATCTTGGCTTGGGTCATGGTTGAATTGTCGTAATATTCGCAATTCGAGCAGCGACGACGACGCGCTTCTGTCTCATCCACCTGCATCGCCTTGCCAAGCGCAGCCCAATATTCAGGATTAGCGCCGCGCTCGTTGCTGGGCTTTTCAGGGCCAAGCATCCAGTCGTCGATCACCACCTGGGTGTTTTTCTTGTTCTCGGCCGCCGTGATGAATGGCTCCTCATAGGGGATGCCGCCGAAGCCGGCCACCATCACTTTGGGCATCTTTGCATAGTCCATGTGGTTCTCCTATCAGGTGATCTCGCGGCCAGACACACGCAGCGTCAGCGAGGTTGCATTGCTAGCGATGGTGCTAATGAAGGCACCAGGGTCCAGCTCTTGTCCGACTAGCTCAGGGCACAGGTAGGTCTCGCCAGGCACGACAGTGCGGTCGTCGATGATCAGGTTTGCATTGCCGGCGCTGCCGCCGACTTGCACCAGGTTCACGCTGAACGTGCGGTTTACCGTGTCGGTGTTGGTGACGGTGGCCTTGTC